CAAGTCCGGCGTGCAGGGCTACCAAACGCTGCGCTACAACGCGCTGTTCAGCACTGACGCAATTGCAAATGCGTGGACCGTTTCCGACGGTGGCACACAAGCAAGCACCGAAATCAATCCGGTCTACGCTGAAGTTCCACTTGCACCGGCTGCGTGTTTGCCATTCACCACCGTCTCCAAGCAGCTGCTCTTGCAGAGCAACTTTGATCTGGAAGCCGAAGTGGTCGACAACCTAAATCGGCAGTTTGTTCGTAATGCTGAGTGGGGCCTGATCTCTGGTGGTGGTTCAACCGGTACGGCCGGTGCCACGCAGAACCAGCCAACTGGGCTCTTCACCGTTCAAACTGGTTGCACCATCAATTCTGTAACAAGTGCCGGCACAACTCGTGCTGCTGCTCTGACTGCAGGCTGCACTGTGGCGAACCTGATCGCGATGCGATACACGAGTCTTCCTGCAAGCTACTGGGGATCTTCTTCGTGGCTCATGTCGCAAGACGCGTACGCAAAGATCGCCGGTTTGACGATCAATTCAGTTCCCGTGATGGTCCCATCAGCCGATGCCGCGGGCCAAGCCGGGGCCGGCTTCACATTGCTAGGGTTGCCAGTGTACGTAAGTGAGTTCACTGGTCCGACGCACGTCACCACCGCAACCTCCGGCAAGAACGTCGTCCTGTCGCTGGGCAATCACAACGAAGGCTACAGCGCAAGGGAGTGGGCAGGCGCGACGATCATGCGAGATGATCTGAGCCTGGCAGCAGCTGCCCAGGTGAAGTTCCAGGGCACGATGTTCATGAACGGCAACTTCACTCGCGCGAAGGCCATCGTGCAGTGCCAAGTCACTAACGCCTAATCATCCTCTCAGCAGCGGCGGGGCGGGGCTTCGGCCCTTCCCCCGCCGCCGTGGAGCACATCATGCCTGGCACTCCCACCAATTTAGATGACGTCAGGCAATGGCTAAAAAAGGGTCATCAGGAAGATGATCCGGCTATCGCCGCTTCCTTGCGCGCGGCTGTCTCCATGTGGGAGGCTGCGACCAACCGTGGCGTGGCGGTGATGTCGGAGGAAGAGTGGATGGCTATCCGGCTGCAAGTCGGTGGCCTTGAACCGTGGCGCGGCGATGACGCCGTGACCCCCGAGCCGCACCCGTTCATCCAAACCATACGGCGGATGCACTCAGACCAATCGATCGGATGATCTATGGCCGGCTGCGGATTTTGGCGCGAAGTCTTCACGGTGCAAACGTCTACCCAGACGGTTGACGCACTTGGCCAGGCTGATTTGTCCTGGCTGACTGTCGGCACGGTTCGCGGCATGATCAAGCCAACGCAGCGGGAAGTGGTGGACGATCTCGGCGTGTCGATCCGGACTGACCTGGACATCGAGACAGCCTGGAGCCCGATCATCAACGCCCGTACACGGCTCATCCTGGACGGCACGACCTACAACGTATCAAGCGTGGTGGACCCGGACAGTGGGCGCAAGAAGCGTCTGCGCGTGATCGCCACCGAGGTGACGCAATGAGGCAACACGATCGCGATATGACCGTGATGGCTCGACCGTACCGACGGCCGGCTGTGAACTCGGGCGCGACGCAGATGCATTTGCAGGTCGACAACTCGACCGTAGCCCAAGCACTTGGCCGGCTGAGCGCGGAACTGAATGAGAAGGCGCGCCGCACGGGCATCCGCAGGGCGCTACGTCCGTTTGTGACGGAACTGCGCGGCGTAGTCGGCACTGGACCCTATCGCGGCAAGAACCTCCACCGGAAGGCAATGGCGAGCGCCGTAGGCATCGTGATCAAGCGTGGCGGCGCAGGACCGGAAGCCAAACTGATCGCGCAGCTGGGCGTGCGCTACGGCAAGAAGGGCGGCAAGGCTGCGCGTGGCCGGCAAGGCGTGTTCCATTTGCTCGAGCAGGGCTACAAGCACGGCGGCAAGGGCGAGCAGAAATACACCAACTCAGCAAACCCTTCACCAGGCAAGGGCAACACCTGGTCGAAGCAGCAGGACCGAGACGCCACTGGCCGGTGGACATCACCACGGTTCCGAGTGGCACGCGGTGGCGCGCGACGCATCCCCGGTAGTGGGCGGGCGCGGTCTTGGGCACAATCGGCGATCGGACGAATCACGGATGCAATGGCACGCGAAGTTTTGGTGGAAGCCAAAAAGCTGCTGGGGGGTAAATAGTGAGCCTCCTATCTGCCATCAAATCGCTGTACCTCGCGATCAGTAGCGCCAAGACGGACGTGTCGGTTGGTCTGCGCCGTGCCGGCGATCCGACCCCGTACATCGTCTACGAGGTTACGCAGATGGATGTCGAGGTATCGATGCCATCAAAACTCGCAGGCCACTACACGATGCAGGTGACGGCCGAGTGCGTGGCGAATACAGCCATCGATGCCTGGTACGTCGCTGACGATTTACTGGCTCAGTTCAGCGGAAACGTAGTGGACAACGTGAATGACATCACACTGGTGCTCGTGGCTGTGAGCGCAAGCGCACGGACCGACGCACCGGATGACGGACAAAGTGACGCCGAGCGCGTCGTGACTCTCGTACTAACCATCTTGGCGAAGGACATCTAATGGCTCTTATCTCAGGCTACGGCGGCGTCATCCTCTTCTCGGGCTTCACGGCATCCACCGGGATCACCATGCAAGTCAAGAGCTTCACGCTCAACATCGAGAAGGACTCGCTCGAAGTGACCGCGATCGGTGACTGGCGCAAGAAGTACGCGCCCGGACGCACCCGGATTTCCGGATCGCTGACGTTGTTCCGTCAAACGTCTACTGCGGATGACCTGTTGCGGGCTCACTTGATGCCGACTTCGTTGGCAAACAGCGTCAACGCCGTACTGACGCTCAAGTACACCGATCAGGGGAACTTCGCGTATTGGAACAGCATGGACGTATCCGGTAGTCCGGTAGCGTGGAACATCCAAATCACTTCCGCATCGTTCAGCGATGACGGCACCGGAGCCGGCACGTGGGAACTGAGCTGGGAGCAGCAGTGAGCCTCGACCCGTCGAAAGTCATTTCTTCGGCTCCGCGCACGGTTGAGATCGTCGGCATTGGGCCGGTGGTGGTCCGGCGTGCGACCCTGGCGGATATCTCATTGGCCGGCGATATGCAATTCTGGTGGACGCGCTTGTTCACGCTTCCTGATGGCTCGCCGCTGTTTGCACCTGGTGCCGACGTTGGCGCGCTCGATCACGAAGTGGCAAGCGCGCTGATTGACGAGGTGAACCGTCCCCGTTTTACAACGCCGCTACCAAGCGGCTCTACCGAAACGCAAGCCCCGAAATGAGGATGCAAATGGACGCAGGACTGGCGGAGGAACTGACCACTGATGAACGGTGCGAATACCTACTGACGATCATTGCGTCCGCGTTGACTCACAAGCGGCCTTCTGAATTGGTCCCCTGGTTGCGAAAGAAGGGCATGAACCGTGGCAGATAAGAGCATGAAGTCAGTGATCTACGCGGAAATGGATACCAGTGGTATCACGCGTGGCGTCGCAAAGACCACCGCGGAACTCGGCAAGCTCAACAAGACGGCCCGAAGCGGCGCGGCTGCCGCTGGGATCACTGCCACGCTACAGATGACGCAGATGGCGTTCCAGGGGATCTCACAAGTATTCAACGGCGTCGAGCGTCGCATGGCAGAACTGAATGGCGCGGCGCTCAAGTATTCGGGCGCTGCAATGGGCGCGAACGCGATTGCCAACGCCGACAAGTTAAGAGCGGATATCAAGATCGGTGCGGCTGTTACGCCTGGATCAATCCAGACCTCCCAGGCTCAAGGCGACATCGCGACTGGTGCAGCGGCTCGCATCGAGCGCAACGCCGGCGGAATCAATGCAGGGATGGGAGCAGTAGCGCGAACCGGCGCAAACTACACCGCTCAAACCAACATCCTGCTCGAAGCGGCGGGGACTGCACTTGGTGCCGTTGAACAGTTTCTGTCGGGGGACTTTACCGGCGCAAAGAACAGTTACATGTCATATGGATCCCAACTTGGCGAACTCGGTAACGCTCAGAACTATGCCTACCAGAACCAAGCACCGGGACGCGGCATGGCAGGCTCGGAAGAATATCTGCGGCAGATCGCTGGCAGCCTGAAATCGGGGGCACAGTAATGGGCTACGGAATTATCGAGATCAAAGAATCCCGCCAGTGGAACTTTGAGAACGTGGACGAAACCACACTCACGGCGGTCTACTTGGCGTACTGGGAGCCGGACACTGTTGGCCAGGCGTACCCTGGCGATGGCTTGGTGCTGACGCAGACCGGTATGCCAATGGTGCAAACCAGACCGGCAGCTGCGATTCACACCGCGCCACCGGCAGCCATGAATACGTTTATCGCTGACCTTGTGTGCCGTTCGGTCAATGCTGTGCCCGAGGTGTCTGTGCCATACACCTGGCGAGTGACCGCGGTCTACTCGACCATGAGCCCGGTCGACGCGACCAAGCAGGGCTACGGAGCCAAGCACACACTAGCGATCAGCGGACGGCAATACGCCGAGTATCGCACCGGTGTAACACTTCCAACCAATGGCACTGTTACATGGCCGCCATCGGCCGACATTGGTGGCACTCGGATCGATCTGAATGGCGCGCCGCGCGCAAAAGAACTACCGCAGATCACCAGGCAGCTGGAGTACAAGTGGGACCGGACGCCGCTAATCTCGACCACCACGCCAGTCGATCCGCCATTCCAAACGTTCTTTGACGCTATTAACAAGCGAAACAGCCACGCGTTTATGGATGCGTCAATCGGAACCATGCTCTACAAGGGCTGCTCTGCGACGCTGGACCGTGAGATCTGGCGGCTAGTTCATACCTGGGTGTTCGATTCGTTCTATCACGTCGAGCAGATGCCGGTCCCAAACCCAACCGGGCAGCCGATTCTGTTGCCTGGTGTAAGCGTCGCTGGACAGCAAGTCATGCAATGCGACAAGGTGGCTTGGTATCAGCGCTACCCAAGCACAATGGATTTCAATACTTCTTTCCTGCCCACCACCATTCAAGGCGATTTCATCAAGGCTTATCCGCCGATGCTGCACTAATGTCCTACTCCCAACCACTGTTTCACGGCGGTATGTACGGCAAGGCGAATGCCGTGGTGTGCAATGGTTGGCAGGCTGCCGCGAACGCTACGAGCCGCTACGGCGAAGCGATGGTGTGGGCGAATCAGCAAGTCATCAAGGGACAGATAGTCACGCAGGGGCTTTGCGAAGTGACAAGCGCCACCCTGATCGTGGGTGCGTCCAATCGGTGGAACTACACGATCAAACTGTGGACGCCCGCCGGCGTGCTGGGCACTGGCATCACCCTGAGCGCCACGGATTCGCGGTTCAGCTACACGAACTGCCGCAACATCCGCGAGGAATACAACACCGCCACAGAGGTAGACGGAATGAGCCTGAGCAGTCCGCCGGCGACCATCGGGCCCGTGGGCAGTCACTTTGCCGGCAGCACCTGGCAGACCAACGGCTTAGAAGCGGTGGTCCTGGTGTATGTGGTCTACGACTCATTCGGCAAGGCGTACCCCTTCTTCGATCGACCAAACCCTATCCGGTGCACCTAATGCCAAACCTAGACCTAGCGCTTTCGTATCCGTCCGTAGTCATCGTCCCTGGAGAGGAATGGTCACTCGCCGGCACAGTCCAGGTGGAAGGCACAACCACCGCGCAGAACCTGACCGGCTACACGGTCAAAGGCAACGTGCAGATCGGATCGACGAACACGCTCAACACCGGCACGTATGCCGTAGTGCTTGCGGCATCGGGCACGTTCACCTGGACTCTATCGATGGCGCAGACGGTGCTTTACCCGCCAAACTCATGGGGCACGATTGTCCTGTACCTCGACCACGCTAGTACCGATTCGCTGCACATCGCAACGATCGGCTTTCGCACCTCAGCGGAGACTATCTGATGTACACCTCAATGATGCGTAAAGCGCTGTTCGGAAGCGGTGATTCCGCGCTTCTCTCACTGGACTTCACCGCTGGCACTGTGCCGACTGCTGTGACCTTTACACGCGCAGACTCCACGGCGCGCGCGACCTACATCGATGCCAGTGGGTACGTGAAGACGGTTGCGACTGCAGGCGCGGCGCGATTCGATTACACGGGCGGAGTGGCGAAGGGGCTGCTGATTGAGGCGGCTGCTACGAACTTGTTTACGTACAGCGAGGATTTCAGTAACGGTTCGTACATCGCTTCAAACATCACGGTTTCAACTAATGCTGCTGAAGCACCCAATGGGACTACAACCGCTGACTACATGCTGGAAACCGCAGTAACTGCATCTCGTTTTGCCGCCAAAGATTCAGGAACACCAGGCACAAGCACTGAAACAAGAACCTTTTCCGTTTACGTAAAGGGAGGTCTTGGACGGCAGTGGGTTTCGTTGTCCGCTGGGAACGGATCCGGTGGCCCATATTACAGAATCACAGCCGATCTAAGTAATGGAACAATTAGCAGCACCGATTTTGACAACGACGGCACATGGTTCACCACTACTCCAACGAACAGCATTTCTTCTGCTGGCCCTGCTGGATCTGGTTGGTATCGCATAACGATTACTTCGCGGTGGTGTCAGTATTATTTAATTTCCCCAAGCGATGTGGCAAGTCCATCTCCCGCTAGTAGTAATTTCGGTCTAGGTAGTTATGCCGGTAACACTGCTAAAGGAGTTGTATTGTGGGGCGCACAACTAGAAGCAAATTCTAGTGCAAGTTCTTACATCCCTACTACTACCGCCGCTCTCACTCGCCTAGCCGACGATGCCGTGATTCGCAGTACCGCGTGGACATCGCTGTACGCGCAACCAGGTGCGATGGTGGTTGAGTTCTACCGCGGCGCGTACGGTGCTGGTGATCGATCGATTATGTCCACCGATCCAACAGCCGCACGGCACTGGCATCTAAAGCAAGCGAACGCTAGCGCCACGGCGCAGATCGCTTTCAGTGCGGGTTCACCAGTAACGCAGACGGGATTGGTGAGCGGACTGAACAAGGTAGCCATTGCGTGGAATGCGCCAACGCCTACGGCATCGTTCGACCTGTGCGTTAACGGTGCAACGCCGACATTCGGCGGCAGCAACGTGGGCACCACGCTATCGACCTGGCTCACGCTGGGCTCCCAATCGACCACGGGCGTGAGTGGATCCGTTACGTGGGATGGCTACCTCAACAACTCAATCAAGAGCGTGAAGTACTACAGCGCCTTGACCTACGCAGAGATGCAAGCAAAGACCACATGACGAACTATTACCTACGCACCACCACCCTGGCGCAGATGAACACAGCGCTTGCGCTGATCCCTGAGCCGCGCTACATCGACATGATTGGCACCATCGGCGCGGTGCTCGACATCGACGG